ATAGTTGTTCATGCCGCAAGTATAGCAAAAGGGTCGGTGAGTGTGCAACCCACCGACCCTGTTACTTATTCCCTAGTGCTTTCGAACTTGGAAATCCGAAAACACAATCGCGTCGTAAGGAAACTTGAATTCATCGGCAAATACAGCTTTAGCGCCTTTGACTGCTGACTGACCGTCGTCTGCGTGAATAGTGATTGTCCAGCTACACATAAATCCATTGTAGCTGGCAATGAAGCTCACGTCGTATGTGTACTGCGCCATTGCTGCCAATGCCCTCACTCGTGATGCTGCGATATCATTTAGTTCTGCCATAGAAGACACAATAGCAGACGGGCCGCTAGGTGTCTACCCAGCGGCCCGTCTTGGTTTCCCTGCCCCGAGGCTAAGCAGGGAAGTATTCGGTTATGCCTTTTCTTGCGGCACCCTTCAACTCAAGCGTCCTAACCCTAACGCATTCATCCGGGTTATTGTCCATGAATTCGCGCACTTCATTTACCGTCTTACCAGCCGGAGTGAAGGTGCGAGCATCGCTTTCTTCTTGTTCAACAGCAACGTACTGTTCTTCGAAGAATGTTCCTCTGACTATGAAAGTGCCAAGGTTATTGTAAACGAGGTAGTCACCAGCTTTAGCGTACTCCCGCCCCTTACTGGTATACACATCTCCGTTCTTACTAAGCTTCTCAGCTCTCACAAACTCCCTGAGCTTGTAATTCCTAACTCTGCTCATCACTTCACCTCCATTACCTTGAGAACGGAACCGCCAAGGACAATCTTATCACCAACGCGAGCGTTGAATGTCCTGGGCTCGGGCTTAGTGCTTACCGGCCCAGGACCGTTCTTCAGAAGATCTGCGATATCATTTCTGACAGCGTTCATGTCCATTATTCGACCGGTGGCATAACCGGGGTCCCACTTGCCCGGTTGCCATTCACCGTGACCAATGACTGACTTAGCTGTCCATTCATGGTACTCACAGATAGCGGCACACCAGCGGATCATGGTGTGATACTGCGTCTTGCCCATTCCATGGGAGCCGGAATACTCAACTTCCATCCCATAGAAACGTGCGTTTCCATCCGTGTTTGCCTCATTGGGCATAAACACACCGACGTAGTCTTCTGCAATAACACGCTTCAGGACGTCATCATCGCCCTTTCCAGCATGGTTACAGTATCCCCAGCCTACGTTCCATACAAGGCCGTTAGGGTCGTTGCCAGCCTGGCAGAGAGGCCCCGGGAGGTCACTTCTCCCCTCCCACAGAAGCTGGATATTACTCTTATCGCTACCCGTGTGGTGGAGGACAATTCCTTTGACGTCTGTAAATGTCTTTCCTGTGTCCGCAGTGCGGTTGTGTGTTGACCATCCGCTCTTGTAATTCCTGTATGCGACACCCCATCTCTTCAGTTGAGACAAATACTTTTCTGCTGACATAGGCTTAGACATTTTGAGGCTCCACTATCTCCGGCGTATTTCCGCATCCTGCACAGATGACTCTGAGTCTTGGTTCCACCGTATGTACCTGTACGGGAACATTGGTGTAAGTAATGCCGTATGCTGTGCATCCTTCAGTCCTACACGTTGCGGAAACGTAAATGATAACAGGCTCGTCGTCCATCATATCCCCATTACTTGCCAGTTGACAGTTCTGTTAGTGGTACTGCCTATCGAGTATATCCAAACCATCAACCCGCTAGATGTCACGTTGGATACCGATACTTCTCTCACAACGCCCAATGCTGAAGTGTTAGCCGTCGCATACCCATAGAAAGAAGTACCTGAAACACTAAGTCCCGTTACCGTAGCTGATGTAGGCGTGTCAGCCACAGGCGTAATCACAACACTTCCAAATGCCTGACTGCTGATACTGGTCCTACCGGTAATGACAATGTCATTGGTACTGCCAGCATTGATCAGAATACGTCCGTCACTATTCTGCAATCGCAAGCTAGGACTTCCGTCCCCGCTTACCATATCCAGGTCTCCCCAGAATTGCAGTAGTGTCCTCTGACTACTGACCGAATTAGTAGCGTCGAACATCAAGTAATCGGCGCCAGCGCCAAAGTTCGGTCCTTTGAACCAAATACTCTCCGCACCGATAGCTGTGAACCCAAGCTCTGCGTTATCCAGTTCGTTGGGGTCAGAAGTGTTGAATTCAATCAGCGGATGTGGGGAGTTCACAAAGTCAATGCTGTCGTCTCCATTGACTATGTGTACTTCACCTCTCACTACCAGGTTATTGAATTCTGCCGTACCATCTTGGGCAATTCGCCAACCCGAAACACCAGCCTCGTAATCACGTGACTTGATAGCTGATCTAATCAGTTCTTCTTCACCAATGATGGGATTGCCGAATTCCATTTACATTCTTCCGCTCACTAGTGTGCCTTCAATACGAGCCGTGCACAATGCGCCCGCAGTTGCGCCAGTCCAGACAAACACGAGCTTGTCCTGTGACGGAACAACAATGTTCGCCCCTCCACCAGCCGTGTCACTGTTTCCGGAATACGTGCTCAATACCTGAGCGCTGTCACTTTCCACACCCCGGTAAACTCGCAACTGACTTTCCAGTGTACTATTCGTACTCGTACTGATGAGCGTAACTTCCCAGCTTTCCCCGTACTTAGCAGGACCCTTAACAACACTGGCTCTACCGCTAGAATCAGCCGTAGCCTGCACGTATTCCAACAGCGGCAAATTCACAGCTCTACCGCGAATTCAAACAGAATGGATATTTCAGCAGTGGCGCCACTTTCACACACTGCCCAAACATCCTCAGTTGAACAGAAAGGATAAAGCTCAGCACCTGCCGGAATCAAATAACCAGTGTAGCTCTGCAATCCAGCATCATTGCCGATATAAATAGCGTTCGTCTCGTCATGGTTCCGAATTCGCAGTGTCTTGCGTGTCTCATGGCGTCCGGCGATCTGCTGAGCACGCTCATTCACATTGAACCGGATAACCCTCCAGTCCAGCCGTTCCCGGGCAGTCTCTCTGACAACCTTTACCAATACCGGTTCGGGCTCAGGCTCAGGAGACATGTATTCGGTAGGCTCTTGCTCCTCATATTGGAATTCCCGAGTGTCGTAATGCGCGTCCTCGGGAACCTCCACGCCATGAAGTTCAATCCCACGATAAGGAAAATTCACGCCCTTGTAATGCTCGGGTACAGGTTGAACCCTCTCAGGTTCCCTGTCTCGTGAATCAGCCTGCCCCGGTAGTTGTCTGTAAACCATGTCACTTACTCCTCATTGCGGACTGGTAGCACCATGCCAATACCACAGTCATAATCACAGCGACAAATGCAGGTATTGGACTGCCACTCAAACTAGACACAATAAGTCCAGTGCCTATGGCTACAGCAGCGGCAGCAACTTGCCCCAACCATACGTCTTTCTTCATTCCTTCATCATCTGGCTCAGCTCTGCGAATATCGCTGAACTTTGGAAGGAATCCCATAAAGGCACTTGTCGCCGTGCCCAGTGTGATACTGGCAGGGCCCAGTGCTTCAGGATTGGGCATTACTGTTCGCCTTTCCCTTTACACTTTGAATGGCTTTCCCGCCGTACTTCTGCATTACCGTACCCATTAGGGTTCCTCGCATTGCGAGCATGATGAGTGCTACTCCTCCCAACACGAGTCCTACCCGGTACCAATTAGATGTCTTGGTCAACCAGCTAAATACGTCCAATATCTTTCCAGGAAACGAAAAGATATCACCGAACCCAGCTTGGTCATATCCAGCGGTATCAACACTTGTCGTCCCGTCCAGATAAGGGTTAGGGTCAACATCCGTTCCGTTAACCCGTACCTCGAAATGCAAGTGCGGCCCGGTACTCATTCCGGTACTGCCAACGTATCCAATAACAGTTCCTGCTGATACCGTCTGGCCTTCCCGTACACTGGGAGTCCGTACCATGTGATGGTAAGACGTCAGCAAATTCGAGTTAGCTTCTATCTCAACAGTGTTTCCGTATGAGTCTTTCCATCCCGAGAATACAACGCGGCCGTCATGTGCCGCACGTATTGGCGAACCTGCTATGCACGCAATATCCAATCCAGTGTGATATCCCTTTGCATAGCGAGGGTTCTTGACTCCGTACTGCTGACTAATGGTGTGACATACAGCGGGCCAGCGCATCATGACAGCCACATTGTTCACCCCCTACGTGGGCACATTGTGCTGATCCTCGGGATCAGGCAGCAAATGGTCAGGTGTTTGCTCGGGTGGAACCTGTGGCTCCACACTTTCCCCGTCACTACCCAGCTTCTTAGGTTTCTTTCCTCCCAGACCCCACCTGATTACGTCCCTGGGATCGTATCCTTTAATTCCCGAGTACAGCAAAATTATGCCGCCACCAAGCAGCACAACCGACATTAGATTAATTTTCATTCCGTAAACCCCAACTTCTTAGAGATCGGAATGACATACTTCAACAGAGCACCAATCAGAACAAGCAGTGCGAACTGTTGCCCAATCTTCTCGTTACTCTGACTGATAGCTGACAGCATGACAGCCAGAACCAAACCGCCAACAACAATCTTGATTGACGGCCCTTTGTTCTTTTCCGCCCACTGGCCAGCGAATACCACTACACCAGTGAGCACAACAGAGGTAGTCGTATCCATGTCACACTGCCTTAGCAGCAGTGCTAGCAGCATTTGCACCCTTAGCCGCAGCAGCAGCTTTTATCCCCTTAGTCTGGGGAATAACGTTGGTTATCATCTCAAGTTTCTTCCCCAATCCAGAAGATTGCGAACCCATTTGGAACAGTGCAAACAACACCATTCCACTCCCGCCCAGTATCATACCCAGTCTCAGCCACGTGTTAGGGTCGGTAATGAACTCGAAGAAATCCATTATCTCTCCCGGCCACGAAAACACATCACCGAATCCGGGAATATCTAGCCCAGCTTGCGAAGCTTCCGCGCCAGTGCCCGCCGTATCAGCATTCCTCGCAGCGGTGCGGGCGCGAGACAAATAGCGAAGATACATACCTGACGAGTAAACCGACCAGGGCGTGAAGTTTCGGCCTTGACTAGAGATTGCATATGCTGCTCTCGCGTTAGTAGCGGGATTGAACAATTCATTGTTTGATTGCAACCCGAACTGTCTCCGCCTGGCTGGGCCCAAACTGCCAAGCATGTTGATTTGCCAGAGACCGTAAGAGTTGTCACCGGTAAGCGCGTTATCGTTGTGTGCTTCCGTGTTTCCGCCAGATTCACCAAGCGCGATTGCGACAGCCTTAATTAGCGCGTCACCACTGAAACCCGCATTTTTGGCGTATCCCGCTATCTGAGCATCGGTGATCTTTGGCATGGTATCAACCCAGCATTGAACGCACGTTAGGCGGGAGCATGGACTTAAGCATGGGAGAATTCAGCGCCTTAGCGAGCATGGACATGAACTCATGCATTTCCGCCACCTGACGCTGCATTGTCTCGAACTCTTCACGAGTGATAGTGGTCTCAATCTCATTCATGATTTTGCCTCGGCTTCTTGAGCTAGTTACCTTTGCCGCTTCTTGGGAATCCACCATATACCGCCACCCCTAAAGGCATCAGAAGTCCGCACTGGATCTTCCCGCCATTTCTGGTTAAACCGATAGATGTCAATCCAGGTGTTCTTCAGATTGTATTGCTTGTTAGTCTTCCGAGCAATAGACAATGGAGTGTCACCAGGGACCGTAATGTACCGGTAGTGATGCGGCGTACGTCCCGGCTTCTCCGGATCAGGTCTCGGAATAACGATAGGCTTTGGTGAGCCTGGCTTGTTGTTCGGGGGAGGCTTAGGCGGATTGGTTGGTCCCGGGACACTGGTAGGCGGTGAAACGGAAACCGGGTACGGCGGTGAGCCGAACTGGACAAGTGCCAGTGACCACAGCGACCATTCCTGAATAGACATCTTGTTACCGTCGATATCTACTCCGCCAGCCAACGCCTTAGTAATAGCGTTGTTAGACGTTGCTGCATTGTAGCCCTGAGCAGTCAGCCAATTAACAGCCGCTACTCCCCATTGTTCATTCGACTCGTACTCAACGCTGTCCGAGTCGTCAACATTGGGAGGTACATACGTCCAACCGGGACCCTCGCCTACACCCTCCGGACTTCCTGTATCCTCCACAATTTCCGGTTCGTCAGACCCTGATCCCTGCGAGTATTGCCAGTAGGCGATTGCCAGTCCTCCACCGACGACAACAACCCAGGCTCCCAATGGGAGAGGTCCGACCTGCTTTCCCATATCAAGGCTAGTAGCCATAACGCATCACAGCCTATACGCGCGGCTAGAAGACTCGGGAACGTCTACAGCTTGAACGCGACCCTGATAGTAGACACCAGTATCTTCTACCGGAGGAGCGTCGTACATGTCAGCGTCCCATGGTGCGGGGTCAAGGCGGTAGGTGTTCCGGTGAGCTCCCCAGGCTCTCATTCCGCCAACCTCGTAATCCCTCCGGTGATCGGCCATGGAGAAATGCGTACCATTGAACGTACGAGAACCGTTACCCTTACTGCCCTGATCAAATGGACGAGTAAAAGAATACGACGCCGGAGACATGTGTTCCGTCATACGTGTCTCACTGGGAGGATTCCAGCGAGGGTCAGGACCTATCTTGTACTGACCCTTTCTTTCCTCCCAGCCGTCGGCATCCTGTGTTTCCACAGAATGCCTACGCGCGTCATCCTCATCGATGGGTCCGTAATACTGCTCAGGTGGCTCATTGGCTTCCGGTCGGACAGTCCTTACCTGAAACTGCTGTAGACGCATAGGGTCTGGTGTGCTGTCTACAGAGATTCGAGGTGAAGGGCTCCATCCGAACGTGTCAGTATAAGGAGCATCTTCCCCTAGACCGGGTGCGGCATAAGCGCCGCTAGGACTCCCGTAATCCGGGGTGTTGGAGTATTGCCCTGCGTACTCCGAAACGCTTGCTCCATAAGGATTAGGGGCTGCCCCTCCGGCCATATCAGATTCTCCTTACCTGCCCAGTGCAGCGCGAATGGAACCCGAGAAAGCATCACCCATAGCCTTGATGACACGGGCGGAGTTTGGCCGGGACACAATCGTAGTGACGAGAGCAACGGTAACGATAGCTCCAACCACATTGAAAACCTTGTCACCCATCTTGCTTGTCCTCCCTTCCTTCCTTGTGAATCTCTAGGGGCTGAAAACTGTCATCACGGGAAAGGTCTACCAGCGCTTCGCGCAGAAGTCGCTTAAACGTCCCGTTCTTCAGGTTGGCGTTAAGCTCTTCTGCTTCGTTCTTGGCAACTTCTGAATTTGCTCTGGCGTCTTCTGCGCTCTTGTTTCCCAGGAGCTGAGAAATTCCCAGTCCTAGCAGACCAAGCACCGTGACGACATTAGTAGAGTTTGGATCTCCGTCAAGGTACATTGTTCCGAGAACAAGAGCGACCGCCAGCGCACCAAGAATGGATAGCCCAGCAACGGTCACTTTAGTCATTCCAAATCCTAAGCAGCGTTGTTCTTCGGTCGGTTCAGCATTCCCATAACCCAGGGAAGAACGAACCACACGAGAAGAGCACCGACAACAAGCGACTTGAGGTCAAGGCCGAAAGGCATTGTCATTTCTCCTTACTTCATTCCGATTGAAACGCCACCTGCGGACACGCCCCGGAATCCTCGGTTAACAACAATGAGGAAAGCCAGTGCACCAAAAACCAGTGCGGCAGCAGCGTAGGGTGTCTCCATGATGGAAGACTTCATTTCAGGGTTGTCATTCATGAGATGTCCTCTCGGCATCCTGTCTCACCTCAGATGAAAACGCTACCGGCGATAGCAACGTCATTAGTGAGAACCTTCAGCGTACCGGCCGAAGAAGCGTTGAACTGAAGTTCAAGCCGGGTGCTACCCAGCGTGGGAAGCCAAAGGTCGCGATTCTCATGACCCAGAGTACCGTCAAACTCGTGAGCGAAATCGTAAACCCTCACGCCATTGTCAAGACCTCTCGCAGCGTCAAGAGCTGGATCTTCGGTACCAACCGCGCCACCAAACCCAGACCTGTTATACATGGTCTCCTTCCAGGAATTGGGCTCGATAATGTCAAGCGGCCGCGTGTCGAGATAGAGGTAAACGGGGTCCGCATTGTTCCAGATGGTTTCACCATCGGAACGGGCGGGAGTCGAAGAATCCTCCATCACGAACAGAAGATTCCGAATGTAGTTGCCAACCCTAGTCAGCCGGATAGTGTTGTTTCCCGAGTTGACGGTGTACGACTGAGAGGACCAGAACTGGGTGGTGTTCATCGCAGGCGGAGTAATCTGGTTGGTCTGTCCCTGCGAAGAAATCTCCGGCTGATCCCAGGCTTCCAGACCAACACGCACACGAACCGTGGGAAGCGTAGTGGGAAGCGTTCCCGAAGCAATATCAGCAACCTTGGCAAGCGTCAGTCGCAGCTTGAAGGTAGCGGCAGCATTCTGGTTGGGAAGTGAACCGAGACCATCACGGCAGTTCAGCTCAACCGGAATGCGAAGCAGATACGAGAAGCCAGCGAAAGTGGAATCCGCATCGGCGAAAACCGGTGAAGCCTGAGGGTCGGAACCGACAACGTGACCGTACCCGCCCCACTTGTTCGCCAGGTACAGTTCATAGGCCGTGTCGAACTGCGCGATAACAGCACCGTTCGGCTCAGTCAGGTAGATGTTCTTGAGAGCAGCGAACACACCATCTTCGGTGAGCGTCGCGTTAGGCGTACCGCCGGTACCGCCGGAAGCCGTAACCAGAATCACGATGTTACGCACGTAGCCGTACGCGGGAATGTCCAGAACTCCAAGGTCCTGATCCGAGGTAGTGAGAACACGGGAAATGTCATTACCCGTAGGCTCACGGTGCAGGGCAGAAGCACGCACGAAAGGAACAGTCGGCATAGCCTTGTTCTTGTTCCCGCCATTGGTGCTCTGCGCGTTCCCACTAGGGGACTGGGTAGCGGCAGTAGGCATGTTGTCTAATCTCCTATTCTACAGTGCAACGGCCATGGCATCGCCAAATGACGAGCCTCTATCGGCAAGCTTGGCAGCCGCCATTCTCCAAAGGAACGTGAAAATAATCATCATCGCTCCAACGATAAGCACGTTCAGAGCTGACGGAGTGATCACTTTGTTCCTCTCCTTCCTAATCGGCAATCTTCGGTGAACGTGTTCTCATCATCATGCCGGTTCGCGTGTTGATGTAGAGAACCTGAAATCGTTCCAAATCAGACACCACACTCTTAATGAGGTTCGCCGATCGGAACGAGATTCCGGAAAGTCTCTTCAGATTTGTTTCGTCATTGTCACGCCAGAAGAACAAATGCGTACTCTGATCGTAGACTTCAAGCGGAACCCACGCCGGTCGCTGTGTTGCTACCAGCAACGAAATGCGCAATGCCCGAGCCTGCAAAAGATACGTCTTCACATCCATACTCAAGTTCAGAATGTTGTTCACGTACCAAAGCTCGTCTATTGCGACAGTCCACGCTCCCTCTCTGTAAATCCGGGCCAGAGCGTCATGGAATACCGTACGCTGTGTCTTGACAGAATCGAGTGACATAGCGTCCGGCCACAGTACCCGCCGAGGGAATTTCTCAGGATCAAGACTCTGCCATCTCTTGGTGGGGTAGTACCCAGTCTTGATGAGACCTTCCATTGATTCATCACGCGGTTTGGTAGCGAACACCACTACGTAAGGATGAATCGGCAGAAGGTGCGTGAGAAGAGTTGTCTTTCCCTGCCCAGTCGGACCGATCAATGCCACATGCTCACCTTGTTGCCACCTGAAGTGGTCACGCAGGAAGTCATCCCATGGCACCCGTGGCGAATTAGTGGACACCATCGCGTGTCGCACTGTTTCCGCGATTTGGCGGGAAGTCATCGATCCTAGATCCAGGGGAAGAGTCATTCTTCGCTCTCTCCCTCCGCAGTGGGGAAGCCGTTCGCCATCATTTCGGCAAACTCTCCCACCATCTTTTCCTGTCTCTCGCGAAGCGCCGGAATGTGATGCATAGCAACTGCCATCACAATAGGAGCATGTGCGATGATTACCTTGCCCCATGCTGACGTCGTGACAAGAGAAATAAGAACCCTGCGAACCTCAGGATTGTTCTTGGCAAGTTCGTCCAGCGCCGCTGCACACTCGGAAGCATTGTCCATAACAATCTTCGCGCAGTGCGGATCAAAAGGCATAATCATAATGCCAACGCCTGAGTACATCTGCTCAAGCGCTGGTTTCAAACCGCCACGCGGCATAGGTGGAACCGGTCGCGCCTTTCTGACGCGCGGCTCAGGAGTCTCTGTCTCAGTCTTCTTGCCGAAAACTCTCTCACGCCAACCGGGGCGCGTAGCCTTAGCATCGGGAGTAGAGAAGTCACCGAGCGGAGCTATCGGCTCGGCTTCCAGAGCAGAGAAATCAAATCCTGCATCTTCATTATTTGATAGAGATTCGAATGAATTTTCTTCTGTCATCCGAACCACCACTGGGCGAAGGACTTCCGGCCAGGCTTACGCGACTCACCCTCAGAGACGTTCTGAGAGCCTGAACCTCGTTCCTGCGTGCCAGTGTCCGGTGAACCGCTGGAAGCGCTTCTAGGAGTCTGTGTAGCCTCTCTGAGTGCGCTCACGATGCGCTCCGGCATACCCGCAATCGCTGTGGCAAGTTCATTGAGCCCGGGAGCCTGCCCGCCCCCGTGATGCGCCGCGCGTGAGTCGGGCTGCGTGGCAGGCAGGCTGCCCGGCGTCGCGTCATTATCCTTGCTAGGTGTGTTGTTGTTTTCCTGCTTGTTTTCTTTGCTGTCGGTTCCGGAATTGTCCGGGGCGGAGTTGTTACCCTCTGTGCTGTTCTCTGTCGGCATAATTGATCATGCTCCTGTGGGGTCCTCGGCACCCTGACCAGGGGTATCATAGAGGGACAGAGGGGATACTTACTCTCTGTCACTCATAGGTGTGACTGTATGGAGTTGCTTTCACTCCCCACGGTACCGCCTCCCAACCGGCCAAACGCGATAAGTTCGCACACAGGAAGGCACACAGCATGGCCTCTAGTAGCAAGAAGTCTGAGGTTTCTATTCCGGGCCAGGACTTCAGCAACGATGAGCTTGCTTCTCTCAAGAGCTTCGATGACGCTCTTGCGCTGCTGAAGGAGAAGCTTGGTGGCGAAAGCGCCATTGGCGTTGCTGATCAGGAGCTTGGCGACGGCTTCAAGCTGCTTGAAGACAAGGACAATCTAATCGGGGTTGGAATGATCCTTGTCAAGTGGGATTTCACTACGGGAGACTTTGGTGAGTTTGTTTCCATCAAGCTCATGACGGAGTCCGGTGAGAAGTACATTGTCAATGACGGTTCGACCCGCATTCGCGATCAGCTCATGGAATACTCCGCCAAGAAGAACACTCAGGCTGGTCTGTTCGTGAAGAACGGTTTCCGTCGCTCGGACTATGAGTACACAGACGAGAGCGGCAAGAAGACTCCCGCAAAGACCTACTACCTTGACACTTCCGCCTGATATCTCGCGGAATTCCTGAAATAAGGGCCCCGACTTCTCGCCGGAGTCGGGGCCCTTTCCATCACCGAGGCACTTACGGTGAGGGGTTCCGTAGCAAATGGCAGGCATTAACGAATGGTCCAGTGATATCGAACTCAGATTGTTCGAAAACATTGCGGACCAGAATCCTAGACTGTACGCGGACACGTTTATTCAGAATCTCTATGACGCTGCATTGTTCAATTACGACATTGAAACGTCAGAGCGGAAGATTATTCTAGAAGCTATGAGAGACCGTATGTGGGACGAATACGGTGTGGATTTTGATAACGTGTTCGACTGGGAAGCTTTCCGGGAGGCTTACGACCGTGCCTAAGTACAACATCGCGGGTTACAAGGGCAGTTTCACTGTCGAGTTGTCTGACGTGACGGTGGAGAATTTGCCCAAGGTGACGACTCGCGATGAACGTGACACGCCACTGGAGAAGCGGCGTATCATTGCTTGGGACGGTGAGGGCATGAAACTTGACGGACCGGACATGCCACAGAATTACGTGATGTTTGGGTGTTCGGCCGAACGTGACATGGTCCTTGTCGGTCGTGATTTGAAAACCATGGAACTACTGGAATACATTATCGCGGTTGGTGAGCGTTACCCCAACGCGGTTCACGTGGGATATGGTTTCAGGTACGACGCAAACATGATTATCAAGGGGCTACCGGACAAGTACCTGCGCACATTGAAACTGAATAATGGTGAGGTGACGTTCAGACTCGGTAACATCCGATGGAGAATTCACATTCTCCCGGGCAAGAGTTTTCGGGTAACAAAGAGATGGAGTAGGGACAAAGTCAATAAGGGCAAGCGAAGCGGCGATGGTTATGTCTCGGTGAAAATCGATGATATGGCATCGTTCTTCGCTTGCCCTTTCATTGACGCATGCGAAAGTATTTTGGGTGATGTGCTGACGGATGATGACCGGGAAGTTATTTCACACGGTAAGGCTGCACGTAAGGATAATCTGTGGAACGACTTGCCAGATGTGAAACGGTACTGGCGCGCAGAGATTCTGTTGATGGAAAAGATGGCGGTTAAGTTTCGAGATGTCATGTTCGAAGCGGGGATCAGACTGAGAGACTGGTACGGTCCCGGGGCTATCGCGTCCTATCTGATTTCCAAGCGCAGGTTGCGTGACCATTTGCAGAACGAGCCTGTAGTGAGGGAAGTTCATGAAGCCAGCAAAATTGCGTATGCTGGCGGAAGATTTGAAATGTACCGGGTAGGGAGAATTGAAGGACCTGTTTACGGGTTGGATATCAATTCTGCCTATCCGGCTGCATTGTCCATGGCGCCATCATTGGGACTGGATCACGGCGAATGGGTTAACGTGGTGAGTCCTGATGTTATCGAAGAATTTGGTGTGTACCGTATCACGTACAATCACGGTGGACGGGCACGGCCTATCGAGTACGCGGCAATGCCGCTGTTCCACAGAGACGTCAAGGGAAGCATTTCGTTTCCGCAGTACGTCAATGGGTGGTACTGGTCACCGGAAGCTGTGAACGCTGCTGAGATTGGCAAACGGGTGCCGGGATCGGTGACCATTCATGAGGGGTGGGTATGGAGACATGACGACACCCGTCCGTTTGAGTTCTTGCGGGATATGTTTGAGGAGAGACTGAGACTCGGGAAGAAGAATGTTCTTTCCATGCCCTACAAGCTTGGACCTAATTCTATGTATGGAAAACTCGCACAGAGAGTGGGATGGGATGAGAAACACAGACTGCCTCCCAAATCACATTGCCTGCCACTGGCAGGATGGATTACGTCCTACTGTCGGGCCAACTTGTTCAAAGTCATGGTACAGATTCCGCCCAGTAAACTGAT